CCATATTTTTATATGGTATTTGATATATATCTGCCTTGTCCTCGTGGTCTCCGGGAAGAAATCCGATTTCACGACAGGCAACCAAAGATCTTACAAGATAAATTTTCTCATATGGTTTAGTCTCATCCATAACATCACATAGTGCATTATATAATGTGATAAATGTCTTTCCAGTTCCTGCAGCACCATAAGCAATGATATGTTTACTCTTATAAGATTCAAACAATTTTTTCTGATTCTCAGTGAGTGGTTCTACATCAATTAGGTATTCAGCATTCAGAGGTTTTTTTCTCTTAAATTGTTTCGCGGTCAAACCAACCCCAATCGGTTGATCGGAGGTTCTCTTCTTTCTTGGCATTACAGTTTTTGAACTAAATTCGGATCACTTCTACGACTTTTAGGTATTGCTCTTCTTGATTTTTCTAGAACGTCATTCCAGCCGGGTGCTTTCTTTCTTAGTTTATCTTTCCACTCTCCTACCTCTCCAACACCGGGCATTGTTGATGGGTCAGAGTAATCTCTTGTCCAATCGGGATTGTCTTCTGTCCATTTATCCCAATCATGAACACTCATAGAAACTTCTTTTGTTTCTCCTGTTTCTTTGTGAACTACTGGATAGGTCGCCATAATTTAATTCTTGATGTAGTTATTTAGA